CTAAGTTCTTAAACACAGTAAACCCATATTTAGAGGGAATCCAACAAAGACAAGGTTTATATGCGTTTAGAGTTGTAATGGATGAAACAAACAATACTCCAGATGTAATCGATAGAAACATCTTAGCTGGTCAGATTTATCTACAACCAACTAAAACTGCTGAATTCATTGTACTTGATTTCAACATTCTACCGACTGGAGCTTCGTTCACGGCATAATAATTAAAAAATAAAGGAAACTATATTTATAGTAGTATAATAGGAGAATAAAAAATGGCAGAAGTATTAGAATTTAACGATATGTTCTATACCAACTTTGAACCAAAGATGAAGAACAGATTCATCATGGAAATTGATGGTATCCCTTCATATCTTATTAGAGTTGCTAACAGACCTACGATTCAGTTCGAAAAGGTAACACTTGACCACATCAATGTTAAAAGACAATTGAAAGGTAAAGGTGAATGGCAGGATGTAGAAATCACTCTATTTGACCCAATCGTTCCAAGTGGAGCACAAGCAATAATGGAGTGGGTAAGAACCTCTCATGAATCTTTAACAGGTAGAGATGGATATGCAGATTTCTATAAGAAAGATATCCAATGCTATATGTTAGGACCAGTTGGTGATAAAATTGAACAATGGACTTTAAAAGGTGCATTTATCACTCAAGCTAACTTTGGTAACTTAGATTGGTCTTCTAATGACCCTGCTGAAATTACAGTTACTCTTGCTTATGATTATGCAATTTTAGAATTCTAAAATCCCAATATACTACAACTTTACAAAAGAGTTCTCTTAGTGAGAACTCTTTTTTTTTCAACTTTTTTTTAAATTATATATTTATATACAAACAATAAAAATATAAGTTTATGGCAAAACATGATTTTCCAACTGAAATTATAGAGTTACCGTCAAAAGGTAAACTTTATCCACAAGGCCACCCATTATCAAAGGGTACGGTTGAAATCAAGTATATGACTGCAAAAGAAGAGGATATACTTGCTTCCCAAAATTTGATAAGAAAGGGGGTGGTATTAGATAAATTATTCGAATCTGTTGTTGTAGAAGAAGGATTAGATATAGGAGATATATTTGTAGGTGATAAAAACGCTATTCTTTTAGCAACTCGTGTATTAGGTTACGGACCAGAATACAATGTAGAAGTAACAGACCCATTTTCTGGTGAACAACAGAAAGTTGCAATTGATTTATCTAAAATTCAAATCAAGGAAGTTGATGAAGAATTACTTTCACCATCAAACTCATACGAATTTGAATTACCACTTGCTAAAAAAACAATCAAATTCAAATTATTAACTCATAAAGATGAAAAAGATATCAATGCAGAAGTTCAGGCATTAAATCGTTTAACTAAAGGACAAGAAAGTGTATCTCAAGACCTTTCAACTCGTTTAAGATATATGATTCAAGAAGTTGATGGAAATACTGAACGAGGTTTTATTAATAATTGGGTTAAAAATAATTTACTAGCTAGAGATTCTCGTGCACTACGAAATTATGTTCGTGAAATCTCACCTGATTTAGATTTAACTTACGAATTTACATCAGATATAACGGGTGAAACGGAGGCACTTGATATACCCTTTGGGGTTGGGTTTTTTTACCCTACCGAGTGATTACTCAATCCAACTTCATAACCAAATTTGGGAAATGGTTAATTATGGTAATGGATTTACTTGGTCTGAAGTCTATACCATGCCAATTCATTGGAGAAGGTTTTACTTTAAGAAGTTGGTAGAAGCAAAGAAAAAAGAACAAGACGAATACAAAAAGGCCAATAGACAATCTAAAGGACCGGGGGTAAGAGTGAGGAAATAATTTCCTCACTTTTTTTTTGAACTATATTTATAGTAGTACAAAACCGTTAAGGAGATATAATGTCTAAAAAACAAATAAATGAAGGAATCATCGATAAGTTTATTGATGGTTTATTTAACTCATACAAAAGAGGGTTAGATAAACAATTTGCTAAAAAATCAGCTAAACAAAATCCTGAATTAGCAAGAAGAATTGATAATGTCAATAAAGACTTAGATGATTTAGTAAAATATCTACAAAAAATTCAGAAGAAGTAGGGTATAGATGGCAGCTGAAGATAGAATAAAAGCTATTAATGCAGAAGCAAAGGCAAGAGAAAATCTTAAAAAGGTTGAAGCAGACCTAGCTAAGATGGAGAAAGCTAATGCGGAAAAACAACATACCTACTCTCAGCGAGAAATAAGAAATCTTAAAGAAAAGAAACAAAAAGTAGAAGCATATCTTGAAAAAGTTGAAGGTATCAAAGATGCAGCAGAAGCTTTTAAAGATACTGCAGATAATATATCTTTATCTAGTAGAGCAACTTCTCAACTATCTTCCGCTATAAGTACTGTAACTAAGAACTACAAAGCAATTTCATCTATTGATTTAGGTACTCCTGAAAATCAGAAAGAAGCTGCTGCATCTTTTGTAAACGCTTTCCAAGAAAGTGCAAGTATGATGCAAAATGCTCAAGCAGAGTTAATGAATGCATCTAATGAAGACGAAAAAACTATTGCTCTAGGTAATATTGAAGCAGCTCAAAACCAACTGAAGAGTTTAATTGCAACTCATGGAGAATTTTTAACTCAAAACGCAGCTGCAAATAACTTCTTACAAGATTATATAAAAGGAACACAATCGGTTAATGAACAAATAAAAGTAACTTCTGGTTTATCTGCAGAACAAGTTGAACAATATAAGGAATTAACTGCAGAAGCTGATAAAATGTCAACTCGAATGAAAGCAGTTGGAAACCAAATAACTACTGCTCTTAAAAAACCAAATGTTCTTATTGGTTTAATGTTTGTAGGTCTTGGTAAAGTTGCTAGTGCCCTTGGTAAAACTACTCGTGAAATGGGTGGGTTTGTTGGAGGTCTTACTGGTGCAACTTCTCAAGTTACTGCGTTATCAGTTGTATTTCCAACTGCATTAGAATCTGCAAAAGGATTATCAAGTGAATTTGGTGGTTTAGCAGATACTTCGTTTGATACACAACTCAACACTAACCTCATGGCCATGAATATGGGTATTAGTGGTAAAGAGGCTGCACAACTCGTAGGTAACTTCGCTAGATTAAATGGTGGTTCAATTGAAACCGCTCAAAATCTTGCAGCATCTACTAAAGAATTAGCAAAAGCAAATGGATTAATGCCATCTCAAGTAATGGCTGATGTAGCTGGTTCTGCACAAGCATTTGCTGAGTATGGTAAAGCAGGTGGAACGAACATTGCAGAGGCAGCAGTTGCGGCAGGTCAATTAGGTACAAATTTAGCTACTGCTACCAAATTAACCGACCAATTACTTGATTTTGAAAACTCAATCAACCAAGAATTAGAATTGGGTGCTAGATTAGGTAAAAACATTAACTTCCAAAAAGCAAGAGAACTTGCATATCAAGGTGATATAAAAGGTTCATTACAAGCAGCACTACAACAACTTGGTGGTATTGAAGCATTCAATAGAATGGATTACTTCCAAAAGAAAGCAGCCGCTGCAGCATTAGGATTACAAAGTGATGAACTGCAGAAAATGTTGTCTAATATGGATAAGTTGAATAAAGATGGTTCTATACAAGTATCTCAGTTTGACCAAATGAAAGAAGCCCTAACAGGTTTTGCAACTGGCTTTAGTGGTCAGATGATACAAACTTTAGGATACATGGCAATGATTGCACCGGGTATAGGAAAGATATTTAGTGGTATTGGTAAAGCATTTAAATTTATTGGTACTGGTATTGGAAAGATAGCAGGAGGATTAAAAGATGCTGTAGTTTCATCTGCTAAATTCTTGGTTAATCTTATTAAAATAGCAGCACAAAAATTAGGATTCGGTGGAGCTGAAGCTGGTGCTGCACTTAACCCATTTGAAGTTGCAAAATCAAAAGGACTATCCGATAAACAAATATTAGCAGGATTCGGTGGTAAAGAAGCCAAAGATATGATGGCAATACCAGAATCGGCTACAGATAGTATTGCGGATAAAGCCAAAGATAAAGTTTCGGATAAGGCAGAAGATTTAGTTGATGATAAATTAGATTCAGTAGCAGATAAAATAAGTGATAAAGCAGAAGGTGTTGCACCAGATGAATCCATAGGAGGAAAACTAACTTCTCTTGCAAGTGGATTAACTGCAATGGGAACTGGACAAGTTCTTAAAGGAGCTTTAAACTTAATCCCTACTGCATTAGGATTTATTGCAATCTTGCCAGGTATTCCTGGTATGTTCTTAGTTGGTAAGACTGGAATTAGTGCTGGTAAAGGTTTAATTGGTTTAGCTGCAGGTTTAACCGCAATGAACGGAACACTAGGTGGTTCTACTTCTCTTGCAGTTGCTGGTTTAGGATTTAGTTTAATGACTGCTGGTATAATTGGTATGGGTGGTGTTGCTCTACTCGGAACAGTAGCAGGTCAAGGATTACTTGGATTAGCTCCTGGTTTAATGGCCATGGCACCAACGGTAGTTGGTTCGGCAGCACTTCTTTTAGCTGCATCGGCATTTACTCTTATGATACCAGGTTCAATTGGAATGTTAATGATGGGAGTAGCTGCACCAATTGCAGCTTTTGGTATATTTGCTTTAATTCCTGCATTAACCGCATTAGGAGGTTTAATGGCTTCAGGAGTTGGTGCTCTTGGATTACTTGCTTTTGTTGGAATGGCAATTGGATTAGCTTCTGCATTTACTCTTATTGGAGCTGGTGCTATGATGTTTGGTAAAGGAATAGAACTTGCTGCAAATAGTTTAGGTTCATTCTTACCA